CCCCCAGCTTACAGCCGGCCCTTTTCTTCCATCTACATGAAACTGTTTTTTACCAATGCCAATCCCTACAAAGCCCAGCAGGAAAGCTGTTTTTATAAGTAGATACCTGCGGGCTCCGGTAAGATTTCTTACCCGAAAATCGATTGCCTTGCCTTCTGGGTGCTGAGACTTTTCAGCTGCTCCCTTCAGGCTAGCGTTATATTCTCGGCACCTGTACCCGGAGACCGGGACCAAGGGAAAGCCCACAATATCCCTGAGAACCTGGACTTTCCGCATAAACTCTTCGTCCATCTTACAACGGCCACAACAAGGGCAAGCCAGCTCAGCTGAAGTGAAATTGGCGGTAACCTTAGGCATCATGCCACCCGGATAAAAGCGTTGATATAACAGGCTTTCGGGCGGGTTTCATTATCACCGCCAGATAACTCTGCTGAACAGGAAGCCCCTTCCACAGGGAAGGTTTTGTCCAGCGTCAATTTGACTTCATGTTTGTGACCTACATCCTTAAATATCTGCTGGCCTCCATGCCCCAGCTTAATACCCTCATTAGGGTCAGCTCCTATAAGGTTATGCTCATTTTTATAGTATTCATCACTGTTGGGCTTTTTCACCCTTGCTTTGATTGCTTCGTTGACACCAGCATAAAAATGCCAGTCTCCCCCAAGGCCTCTGGCAGGAGGTCTGGTATCACGAAACATCTTAATATCAGCATTGGATGGCTCTGAATTTCCTTTCAGGGACTCTTTAATTGAAACTGTCCCGGCTGTAAATTCGCTTATTCCGACACTCAGATCACCTTTATTGGTGGACTGTTCCTGAGTTTTTCCAAGCTTTTCTTCATCAGCAACAACCCTCGGAAACCTGTCTTGAAGGTCCGGAACTTTTCCAAAACCTTCTATCTCCTGCCCATGGCAGGGGACCCAGGTGCCATCATACTGGGCCTGAAAAGCTGTTTTGCTGAGAGCTGATAGTAAGATCGAACCAACAGGTAAGGCGTTTTTAATTGGCATAGACTCCAGCTGGTGGACTCTTGAAGACAGGGCTTCGATTGCCATTTGGTTTTCTTCTGGGATTCCTTTTTCATTGTTCTTCATCTTGGATCTCCTGTATGTATTCTGGAAGCTCAACCCGGGATTCCTCAGGTTCCTCTGGAAGGTGATATTTTAGATTTACGATAACCTGCCGCAGGGCAGCTATTACCGGATTGATATTAACTGCCAAGGTTTTCCTCACAGCTTTTCTGAGCTGTTCCTTGTCAACTTCATCAAGGGTCAAACCTTCTTTCTCAATAAAGTTACACAGCTCCTCCTGAACAGAGTTGAACCAGAGGGCGTCCAACTGGGTAGCTGGCAATTTTTCGGGCCCATGGGGTTCTCCATTCCGAAACAAACGCTTGCCATCTACAACCTCATATGTGGGCTCTCCCTGTTCATCTCTGGTATTAATTCTTTCCATAGTCTGTTCCTTCTCTGTCGTGATATCGTCTTTCAAGGTGTGCATGGATTATCTTTTCCATGGCACAAATTACTTTTTCTTCCCGTTCAAATTCCCTGATTGCCTGTTTGCATTCAGACTGGCAGGTCATCTGAAATGATTTTCTGACAAGCCCGATTCCATCCAGGGCAATCTCATTGCGGCCTACGGTCCTGGCTTTAACTTCCTTTCCGGAATTATTCCTGGTGGCAACCTCACTCAGATACCTAAGAGACTGCCCCCCGGTTGCTGAAAGTTTTGAAACCATAGCTGTGTTTCTTCCCGCCCGGTCCTCTTTTTTCGGAGCGCAATCATCGGGCAAGCCCGCGAATTTTTCCCAGTCTTCAAGAGAGGTTGTCAGGGCTCCGGGGATTTCTGAAAACCTCTGAAGGAGAAAGGAGCGGCCCCGGTCAAATTCCCTGGAAAGCTTTTCCACAAAGGAACTCAGGGGTGCTGAGTCTTTGGAAAACAACGGACCTTTCGGGAGCAGGGAAAATATTGTGTCCTTAAAAGGAATCAACTTTCACCTCCCCCAGTGTCATAATTTTCCCCGGCTGTGTGAATACATCCGACTGAGGATCAGGAAGCACAACCCGGTAACGATCCTTAGGCACCAGGCTTATAGCTTCATGTACATCTGCAGTGGTGAGAACTCCGGTTGTTTTTTCACCTCTGGAATTTAGCCAGAATCTGGGGTCTTTCCTTTCATCAAGGGGATCTGAAGACTGAAAAACTGGCTCAGAAACTGCTTTTATCAGAGTTTTAAGCTCTGATTTTATCCGGTCTGCGATTTCTTCTGAATATGGCTCTACCTGAATATGAAAATCTATGGGCTGGGACTGCAGATTCCTGATCACAAATTCCGTACCCCCTGGTCCCACTTCTGCCAGCTTCTTAGCCAGAGCCTCCCTGGTCTGCAGGGATGATATCCCGCCGTTTTCATCATTTACAAAGCAGAGCCCTACAGTGCCCTTTCCTTCGATCCGGGGTGCTGACCAGGCCCTTGATATCCCCGGGACTGATTTAGCCCACACAATGTAATCCTGAGGCGAACCACCCTGAGGCGGAGTCCTGACCCTGTCCCTTATTCGCTCCCGAAGGGCTTCGTCTGACTCTTCATCAGCCCCGCCGTCGATAGTTTCAGTTACCAGAGCAATCCGGGTCAGATTGGCAATTGTCTGGACAGGCCCCAGTTGCTCGCCTGATTTTATAGGCCGGATTTTACCTGCTTTAACAGCGACAACCGGCACCTCTTTTAAACCAGAGAACCTGATATCCTTAGTGGTACTAAATTCAATATCGCCATATCTGAACAGAGTACCCACTGGCAATTCAGTTTCAGCCGTGGCTTCTACTGTCAGAGTGCCTGATGCTTTTTCCGGAGGCTTTCTTCCCTCCTGTAGCCAGACAGCAGCCCAGCTCTCCAGAGCCTTTCCTCTGGCATTAAGCGGATGCAGGCTCGACGACAATTTGTCTGCATATCCATGAAGCAGATAGGAGCACCCGGCAATTGCCTTGGCAAACACCCTCCGGGAAGACTGGGCGCTTCCGGTTAAATCTGTTAATACCCGATTATAAATTTCGTTAAGCGTTGGCTTTTGCATCATCTAACCTGATTGATATTTCGTTAGTCTGAACTTCGAGTTTCATTTTTTCCTGGTGAAAGGAAGTTTTTACTTCCAGCGAGGATTTCTCACCGAGCCACTGTAAGGCCTGCAGGGCATACGTTTCTGCTTTTGCTAAAACCTCATCTGTTCTTGCTTCACGCTCTAGGGTCCAGAGTTTTGAACCCACCGGAACACCCAGCTGATCACCCCAGAATCCTCCTTTGGTATTGAGGTGCTCCGGTATCTCATCAGGATCAACTCTTCCATGAACCATCAGGCTGACAATCAATGAATCTATAAGCTCATCTTCTGCCATAGGATCAAATACGGGCTGGTTATTTTCGACTGTAAACATAGGCTATCCGGCTAAAAAATTCTTTATTACCTGTTTTAGTTTTACTGGGTATTCAGTAGCGAATGGCTCCAGAGACTGAGGCCCAATACCAGTGTTTGTTTTGCTTATAGAAAGCATATCCAGGCAGTCTTTGATTGATGCCAACAAATCCTTACCCTCATTGTTCTTAATCTGAATTTTATCTGCCCTGATGGTGATGGTACCGTCTTGGCCAAGGTGTATATGGCAGGCAACTTTTCCCTGATCTTCAGCGTACTGAAGAGATTCACCTTCCAGAACCTCCAGATCAGCCTCATTGTCAGTTGCAATCACCACAATTTTATCCCGGCTCCCGGAGCATATTCCTATGCAGTCCGTACCTTTGGGCGGGAGGGACCTGAAACCAAAATGCTGCCATACCCTGGTGTTTTCCTCCTGGTCGTCACCTTCCCATGTTGTCTGAGCCAGACGGCCTTTGGTGTACTGATTGATGCGACCAGACCCGACAATCAATGCCATCCGTCGTTTGATTCCTTCAAGTACTGATTTATGGGTCTGGTGCATCTCAACCGCTCCTGTGGAGAAAAAAACTTCACGGCAAGATTAGGCTGTAAGCAACGATAATTGCAACTGGTCCTTAGTGCGTTTTTGCGTTTGGGCAGGTATTTTTGCGTTTGGGAAGCGTAAGGTTTAACCATTAATGAGATGGTCATACTTTTTCAGGTGTTCCTCCTTACTTTCCGGCTTAATCTCCACGGGTGCCTGCTCGAATGAGTCAGGGTGTTTCAGCTCCAGTGTTGTTGTGTGTCCCTGCTGATCATTGTAATCAAAGCTGACACCAAATATCAGAAGGTCCTTCTTAACACTGGCCTTGATGCAGTCTACCGCAACAAGGGTGTTAATCTCCCAGGGCATCCCTGTTTCAGGATTCATCCATCCACTCACCACAGCTGAGACCTGATAAGCTTTGCCATGCCTGACCTGTCTTTCCCACTCCGCAAGGCCTCCGGCTTTCTTTTTGTCTGTCAATGCATCATACGGAACAACAAGCGTTCTGGCTTTCCGTATACCAGCCTGCTTTTCCTCTCCTCTGACAGCTTTGGTTTTTCCCGTGTTATCGTTCTTTTCCTCTCCCCTGACAATGTACCTGCTATACAGGTCTGTATAATCAAAGGCGCTCTGGATTTTTTCCAGATTATCGCCCACCCTGACCCATCCCGCCGCCTTTCCGGTAAAGGGTTTTCCAAGAAACAGGCCCCCGCTGTCCAGACCATGGATCTGCAGTTTGAAGCTCTGAGCAATGCGGATAAGTGCGTCTCCCACCCGCTCACCAGGCTCAAGCTTCCAGTCCTTCAGCTCTTTTGTCTGCACTTCCTGATCCGCCTCAAGGAACACACCAAAAGGCTCCAGAAGCTTCTCAGTAACCGACATAACCGTCTGCTTTCCCCGAAACTGGTTTGATTTCAGGTCCAGACAGGACTCAGCAACATCCACACTTTTTGACCGGCCGTAAACCTCAATACTGCTGCCCTCAGAACCAAAACTGAAGTTAATGTAATCTATAAATCCGGTGAGTATCTGCCTGTTGGAAAGAAAAAGTACACAGGGAGAACCTGCCTTGATTGGCAAATCTTTCTTGTCAATCCACCTGCTTTTTATCGTCAGATCAAACTCACCAAACAGAGAATCCATACTGTACTGAACCGAAACCTGATCAAAGCCCCTTATGATCTGGCCACCTGTAACCAGCATCAGGTCACACTTCAACATATATTTCTCCTGAAATCTCCAGAGGGTTCATCAGTCCGTTAGCCTCTGTTATTTCCTGATCTCTGCTGATATCACTCAGATACTCATAGGCAAGCACAAGGGAGGGAACAGGTTCTTTGATATACAGCTGTTTGCTCCCCTTTCCGGGAAGGCTCTCAAGCACTGATCTTAGCCGGTATGCCTCAGAAAACAGCTCATCACTGCTGGGGTCTTCAGTCAGCTTCTCGCAAATTTCAAGTCCCTGACGCCTGGCCTGATCTGAACCTGCTCCCTGCTCTCTGGCCTGATCTATGGCCCTGCCAACAGCCGCAAACTGAACCAGATCAGAAAAGGCTCTGGTGTTATCGCGCTCAATCTGGTCAAGGGTTCTGTTGACCTGGCCAATACTCGTACCAACCGGCCGCGGTAAAGATCTGGCAAGGGTGTTCGCTGGCTCTGTTCTGGAAAAAGCCCGGACCGCCTGAATCAGATCCTCTGCAAATTTTTTCGGAGCGTTTATCAGACTCTGGATACTGCCTTCTATACTTCTTACTGATCCCGTGATGGAATT